AGCATAGGAGGGCCAAGTGGCTAAATTACCTAAGTATCGCCCACTAGGCGTACAGATAACCAGCCTGCCAACAGTTGACTATGCTGGCACAGCACGCGCACAGGCGCGTGTTGCTGCGACTATTTCTGATCAGTTAGACAGGATGTCCAGCGCCGCGTTTAGAGAGGCAGAGGTACAGGCCCAAATAGAGGGCGCAGAGTATGGTGCTGGCAATGCGCCTACGCCGCAGCAATTAATTGACGCGCAAACGCCGGAAGAGCGCGAGGAGTTGATGCCGGGCGGCAAGGGTACGGTATATGACCGCGCTGCTAGAAAAGCTGCACTTTCCGCTGTGTCGTCAGACTTGGAAATTTCAGCGCGGAATCAGATTTCGGCGTTGCGCCTTGCCGCCGCCGAGAGCGAAATGCCAACGGCAAAACTGCAACAGCAGATTGATTCTGTAATTAACGGCTACAGCGGGGCAATGTACGACATCAGCCCGGCGTATGCCCGACCTCTCCGCGCTGGCATATCTACGGTTGGCAACAGCGCATTGGTGGCGCACTCCAATAAAATTGCAGAAATCAGGGCAAAAGAGGACAAGATCAAGGCCATAAGATCAATCGACACCATTATCTCAGGTGTGGGTGATTTTGTGGCTATGGGCGAGGTGCCGGGTGGCGTTTCAATAAATGATGTTTTGACTGTAGAGCGCAACAAAATTTTTAATGCTGCCGCTGATTCGCTTGACCCAACTTTGGCAAAGCAAATGCTGGACAAGTTTGACGATGCTGTGGACAAGGCGTTTGTGGGTGAGGTGCGCGACTGGGTCGTTGAAAGCCCAAATGCGCACAGACTTGAGCTAATGATGGGCAAAGTCGAGGACCCAAGGATCAAAAGCATTGTTGGCAACATGACATCAGAGCAAATGCGCGAGGCTGTTGATGCCTCTTTTGATGTGACAAGCCGAGAGCTTGGCCTTGAGGCGTCTTTGGACAGTAAGTTGGCTAGGGTACGGCAAGAGAGATCCATTGGTTTGCGCGGAGACATAGCGACTGAAATGGCGTTTCCCGGCAGAACCGGCCAAGACGTTGAGGCGTTGCTTGGCCAGTTGGAATTAATTGACCCAGAGGCTGCGTTGACAATGCGCTCTGCTGTTTACTCTAGCGCGGCGGCAAACAACCCAGACGCCATCATTGGGCTGGACAGGCTGGAGGCGGCAGGGCAAATGACGCATGAGGCTTTGATGACCGCCCTTGATAATCACGACATCACAATGGGCGAGTATAGGAAACGGTACGGCAAACTGGACGCATTAAAAGATGAGGACTATGCCGAGGCTGTGACAATATTGAGGAACGCCATCCAACCAGAGGCTTCCCCTCTTTTCCCGTCAGCAGCCGAAAAAGAGCGCATCAAGCAAATTGGCAAAATTCAAAACGAGCTTATTCTAGCCAAGCGCAGGGACCCCGGTCTTGACCCGATTGCTTGGATTGAGAATAAGCTCAAAACACTTGAGCCAGCAGGGGCCAGTCCAGAGCAGATTAAGGCGGCTCAAGATCTTGTTGATGCGTGGGGCAGAAAAAACGGCCTTGACGGCGGCAGCGTTGATGAAATCAGGGACGGCCTTTATGCAACAAGGGACGAGTCTGACAGGCTTGGGTGGATGACCCGTAATGCCAAAATTATTGAAGCAATCAAGACTTTGGAGGATTCGCAGTAATGAAGCCGCTTGAAGAAGAGATGATGGCAACATACGACCTCTACGATAGTGGTGCCAATCTGCAATATACTCGCGGCGATGACAACAAGGTGCTGCTTGGCGTGGCCATCCCAGAGCCAAAAGGTTTTTACACTGGCGCAGATGCGCCGACAATGCGTGAACTTGGTGTGACAGGAGACCCGGCAAAGGTAGCTGCTGCTGGTGGCTCTACTTTACTAGGCATGACCGGAGGAGCAGGGGCTGGGATAATGGGCCTTATTCCTGATTTACTTGCAATGGGCGCTGGCCCGGCTTCACAAGACGCGGCTGATAGGTTGCAGCAAAACTACGGCACCGAGGCTTGGCGGCAGACGTTCTTTGACTTTGTCGATACGTTAGACATCCCAGAGCCGTACAAGTTTCTGGCTAAAGATGCAGCATTGGTTGGCGAAGTGACCGGGTTGCCGGGTGCGGCGGCAGCAGTCAAGCCGGTTGCCAAGGCTGTGCCAAAGATGGCTGGTGCTGTCGGTGAGGCTGTTTCAGACTACGCAGCAGGTGCGCCGGGACGCATTGCAGACCGCACATCCGGCGCAATGCTTGGGGCAAATGTTGACCCGACAGCCATTGTTGATGAGGCTATTGTCGCCGGGCAAAAACTGATAAGTGGTGGAAAGGTTGCGAATGAAGTTCTTACAGAGGTTGCTGTAAAACTGCCAACAGTCGGATCCACTGAGTTTCCCCTTGAAAGTATTGCTGGTAAAAAAGTAGTTTTTGTGCCAGCCGATATGCTTGACTTTGGCCGCACATACGAAGGTCTTTCAGAAGCACCAATTAAAGGACGCGCCCTTATGGGCGGGTCTGGATATGGGACGCTAAAGACTTCACGCGACCAAGGACTTGGGTTTGCGTCACTTGACCCTAAGATTGCAAAGCGCATCCAAAACAGTGGTGCTGATTATATGCTTGTCTCAACTATGTCGCCAAGGGCGCACAGATCAAACATAGACTTTGCCAACATTCTACACCGCCAATTAAACGCATATGCAGACGAGGGGTTTATTACTCCAGAAAACAAAATAGCAATTGCGCAAAAGCTATCAAATGATCCAGCATTCCCCGACTTACCGGACATTTTTAGCCCCGAAGGTCTGGCGCACTTGGAAAGCAAATCATTTGAGTACCGCGCCGCAATTGCCGACAAGCTCGACCAAGCCGCATATCAAGAGCTTGGCGCACCGCCAATAGGGCGGCTTATTAGAGAGACAATCAACCCGACTGAGGCTGGCTATGAGATCGGCCAAGGTTCTGTGCTTGTCAAAATTGACAAGACTAAGCCGCCAGTTGACATCAGAGAAATAGAAGGCGGGGTGGCCCACCCATCCTATCCGATAGGATTGTTCGGCGACCCTGTCGCACAAGTGCCATTTGGCGTTAAGGCAGACGACATTTTTGACAAGGCTATTAACGAAAAGCTGGCTGGTGGAAGCACAAGGGCAAATGCGGCTAGATCAATAGCAATGCAATTGCCAGTTGCAGAGTTAACGCCAGAGAGGCTTGCCAAAATACCTACAGCAAAGCCGGGCTTTGTTAAGAGCAAGAGACAGGCGTTGCTTTTACAAGACGTAAAGCAAGGCAATTGGCGCATGACCACAAACCCTGTTGGGCCTAAATCAAATCCAAACCCGGATGGTCTTGGCTCCGCTGAGATTATCAAGGCAGTGAGGGAAAACTCAATGTCAGCCACACTGTCCACTTACACAAAGTCAGAGCTTGACCGAAAGGCCAAGTCGGGTGAACTGGTGTTCTATGCTTTGGGCAGACAGGGTAAAGGCGACACAGCCGGATCAGTTTATTTTGGCCTGAATAAAAACACTGACTATGCGAAAGAGTATGGCGCAACAAGCCCAGAACTAACGCCAAATGAAGTGTCGATTGTAGGCGTTATGAATAACGAGGCCGGAAATGTCGGCAAGGGCGTTGGCTCCGCGTCTATTCTAAAGGCTTTGCAAGAGGGCGCGACTGCGCTTGACGCATACGCTGTGCCGACAGCAAAAAACAAAAACGGTTTTTTGCCAGACTATTATGCTCAGTTTGGATTTGAAGAGGTTGATAGAATACCATATAATGAAAAATTCTTGCGCGACCCTGAGTTTGGTGGTAGCGAGGAAAAGTATAAAAAGGTTACAAGGCAATGGAGAGCGTCAGGGTGGGATGAGAGTCTTGGCAATCCAGACCTTGTGATCATGAAATGGAAGGGAAATGAAAATGTTCGATCAACAGCAACTGAACGCTTTATCGCAGAAGGTAGCGGAAGTCTTGGGGGACCGTCTCTTGGGGTTGTCGCCACCGCAAGAAGGAATCTTGAACAAGGCACTGGGTCGGACCTTGATGCACAACAACGGCCAAGCGGACCAAGTGACGCCGGAGGAAATCGAGGGGGCTTGGGAGATGATAGACGAAGTATGGGGTCCAGCCTTCAACGAGGAATATCTGAACTCGAATCGTTAGATCCTGTGAGCCGCCGCGCTCTTGGCTTGGAGGGATAAACAATGGCGCGTGATATCACAGAACGTATGGACGAAATGGTTCAGGAGAAAACACTGAGCCAAGAGTTGTTTGCCGAGCCAGAGGCGCAACAGCCTGACGCTGTGGAAACTGAACAACGCGATACAACCATTGCCGAGGAGATACTCGGCCCGTCACAGGTTGCGGCTGTTGACGACCCTGACGTTGTGCAAGTGGCTGGCTGGACTGATGCGGTTACAGGCACATCAAAGTGGATCGGTGAGCGCGTCAAAAAGGCCGAGAGGGCGACCCACATAGGGCTGCCTGACGACCCTATTCAAACGATTGGCACGACAACCATTGTGCGCGCTGCGTCTGATGAAGAGGTCAAGGCACTTGCCGAGGCGACAGGCGGCGAGTGGACTAAGGGCTTGAATTTCCCAGCCATCGCAGAAGGCTTGGACGACTTTGATATGGCCGACTATATGGCCCGAATGAAAGACGCCAACCAAGAACTGTTTGAACGCGCCCGGCGTGGCACAATGACGTTTGACCAAATCAAGGCGGTGGCTGACGAATACAGCCTTGGCGATCAGGTTGCAGAGTGGGCGGTTCGCGCACCCGGCTCTGGCGCGTCTGCTGAAAAACTGCTTGGCGGCATTATGACCACGGCAAATTTGGTGCATGAAACCCGCCGAATGTGGGGCGAAATTGCAAATATGCCAGTGGGTGAGGCAAGGGACGCCGCAGTTCGCCGCGCCTACCAAATGCAGACACTGACAGCCAATGTGATGGCCAACGTATCCGGCGCAACATCTGAGACGGGTCGGGCGTTGGGCGTTGCCGGTGAGGCGCAAAAGCGTTTGGACATTGACTTTGCGGCACAGGCATCAGAGATGCGTGGCCTGTTTGGCGCAGAGACTGTCGAGGATATGGAGTATATGGGCCAGCTATTTATGGCCCTGCCAACGCCAGCCAAGAAATCATCGTTCATCAAGAACGGCCTCAACAAGACAATGGATGTAATGATTGAGGTGTGGATCAACAGCATCCTAAACGCGCCGACCACCCATATGGTCAACGTACTTGGCAACAGCGCGTTTATGGTGAACCGCATAGTTGAGCAGATACCGGCTGCGGCTTTTGGTGCGCTCCGCACAATGCGCCCCGGCTCAAACCCAGATCGTGCGAGATTCCGCGATGTCATTAATTCACTGAGTGGAATAAAGGCTGGCTTTACCGATTCGCTGGTGTTATCCGGCAAGACGCTGTTTATAGAAGAGGCGTCAGACGCATTCTCTAAGATCGACATTCGCACTAGAAGATCAATCGGCACGACTGGCGATCCGAGGGTTGTGCTTGACGAGGTCAGGCAGGGTAATGTTATGGCCGCCGCCACCAATGTCTTGGGCATCAGTGCCAGAATGGGCGGGCGGTTCCTTCTTGCAGAGGACGAATTTTTCAAGGGTGTTGGATTCCGAACTGAATTGCACCGCATCGTTGGGACTAGGACGGCCAATTACTACGATGAATTGGTCGCCGCTGGGAAAACGCCAGAAGAGGCCAAGCTACGCGCTGCGGCTGAAGGCGCACGGCTAATGAACAACCCACCAGAAGGGGTGATCAAGGACGCCAAGGACGCGGCCAGAGCGATGACGTTCCAAGGCGACTTGCCGGGCTGGCTTGGCGACATTCAGGGCGGTATGAGCCACCCCATAGCCAAGTTGTTTGTGCCGTTCTATAGGACGCCGACTAACATCATGCGTGAGACATTGACCCGCAGCCCCATAATGCTGGCTTATCCCGGCTTCTACAAAACCCTTGCAAAAGGTGGCCGCGAGGCTGACATTGCCTTTGGCAAGGTGGCGACAGGATCAATGATTATGGGCACGTTTGCCTTTATGTCGATGGGCCTAGACGACCCTGACAAAGATTTAATCATAGTGGGATCAGGGCCATCAGACCCTAAAGCAAGGCAAGCAATGGCCCGTGAGGGCATCCAGCCATTCTCTGTAAATTTCAAAAACGAAGACGGCACATATACATCGTTCACATATTCGCGCCTTGACCCGATTTCCGGCATGTTGGCAATGGCGGCTGACTTTGCTTATTATGCGCAATACGAGGAAGACGCCGGTGTTGTTGACCAGCTCGCTATGGCGGTAACAATGGGCATGTCTGAGTACATTATGGACATGCCATTTTTGCAAGGCGTTCAAGAGGTGGCTGGCGTATTCACCAACCCCAACCCAAAGATCAGGTCGCAATTAATGCAAGAGATGATCGCTGGCAAAGTGACTGGTGCGGCTCTGTCGTTCATACCGGGCGTGTCTTCATTGGGCGCAGCGGTTGAGCGCACGTTTGTTGACCCAGCGCAATCAAACACAATGCTTCCAGAGCGCGGTTTATTTGGCGAAGACCCGACAGAACTGCCAGCGTTTATGCGCGGCTTTTATATTGAGTTGCAAAGGGCCAAGGCTCGTAACCCATTCTTCAGCGACACTGTGCCGCCAAAGCTGAACCTTTGGGGCGAGGTAATGAGAGTCGGGTCGGGATCGCCGGGCTATGATTTCTGGTCGCCCATCATGATCAAATCAACCAAGTTCGCGCCGGTTGATCGTGAACTGCAAGAGCTTGGTTATGGGTTGGCAATGCCGCACAAGCGCATTGATGGCGTAATCCTAAACGCCAAGCAGTACAACAAGTGGATCAGGACAATGAACGATCTGGACTCAAGGGGCAAAATGCCCGGAGACGCGGGGTACGATCCAACAACGACAATGCTGCCTGTTTTGGCCAAAACGATCAAAAGCGATTACTATAAATCGCAGGGCACTAAAGAGGACAAGCTGAAAGTATTGTCCACAATTCTTGGCACTTTCAAAGGCACTGCAAAGAAAATGCTAATCAATGACGATCCTGACTTAGCGGTCAAGATTATGGCGGTCCAATGATCTGGTTAAAGATAGGTTAATGATGTACAATACGCGCAACGAAATGAGGCACAGATATGGCTGACTATAATATTAACGCGGTGACGCGGCGCAAGGTTTTTACCGGCTCGGCTGGCACCGGGCCATATGCGTTTACATTTGAGATCCTAGACGATGATGATCTGGCGGTTTATTTCAACACAACCAAGTTGACAAAGACCACTGACTACAACGTAACAATCAATGCCAACGGCACCGGCTCTGTGACGCTGGTGGTTAATGTTGGCGGCAATGTGCCGGAGACGCCAGACAGCAACGACACTGTGATTGTAGTTGGCGCAAGAGACATTGAGCGCACCACAGATTTTGTGACTGCTGGCGATCTGTTGGCGTCCAGCTTGAATGAACAGCTAGACAGCCTGACTATCTTTGATCAGCAGCTTGCCGAGGAAGGCGAGCGCACAATGCGTGCGCCTGTATTTGACCCGGCGCTTGTGGCTGATGGCGGCACGCTAGACATGACGTTGCCAGCCAAGGCAGACCGCGCTGGGAAGTATCTTGCATTTAACAGCAGCACCGGCAACCCAGAGGTCGGGCCAACCGTGTCTGACGTTACAACAGTATCTGCGGCGGCGGCTGACATTGCGCTTTTGGCTGACATCCAAGACGGTACAACGGCTACCAACGCAATCACGACCACTGCCGGGATCTCGGCCAACGTCACTACGGTGGCAGGAATTAGCAGCAACGTCACGACTGTCGCTGGCATTTCAAGCAATGTAACTGCCGTTGCTGGCAATGCCTCTAATATTAATGCCGTGGCGGCTGATGCCACGGACATTGGTGCGGTGGCTGGCAAAGCTACTGAGATAGGTCGGCTTGGTACGGCTGATGCTGTTGCTGATATGAACACATTAGGGACAGCAGCCATTGTTGCTGATATGGACGCTCTTGCAGACATATCATCTGACATAACTGCTGTTGCTGACATTGCATCAGATGTTTCTGCTGTTGAGGATATTGCGGCTAACGTGACTACTGTGGCTGGGGTTTCGGCAAATGTTACAACCGTTGCTGGTTCAATAGGTAACGTCAACACAGCAGCCGGATCGATAGCAAACATCAATACCACTGCCGGTTCAATAGCCAACGTCAACACTACAGCCGCGAACATAACCGATGTGAACACATTTGCAGTGCGCTATCGGATTGGCTCTAGCGATCCGACATCATCGCTTGATGCAGGGGATCTGTTCTTTAACACGACATCAAATACGCTAAAGGTTTACAACGGTTCGGCTTGGGTGTCGATTGATGCTGACACCGATGTGCTTGTGGCTGTATCGTCAAACGACACCACCGCCGGTTATCTTAATGGCAAGCTGACAGCAGGTACAAACGTCACGCTGACAGAGGGCAGTGATGGCGGCAACGAGACACTTAGCATTGCTGCGGCTACTGAATTGTCTGGCGATACCTCGCCCCAGCTTGGCGGCGATTTACAAAGCAACGGCAACGATATTCTATTTGCAGATTCAGACAAGGCCATCTTCGGTGCTGGGTCTGACTTGCAGATATGGCACTCAGGTGCATCGTCTAACATTAAAGACAATGGAACAGGCAACCTGAACATCTCTGCCGATGAACTTGTTTTCTATAATGCCGCAACAAATGAAAAGAAAGCAGAGTTTACATCGAACGGTGCTGTTGACCTTTACCACGACAACAGCAAAAAGTTTGAAACCAACGCCACAGGTTGCACAATCACAGGCACAGTAGCGGCAACGTCATACACTGGTGACGGTTCATCTTTGACAGGGATTTCGGCTGGTGCAACAGGCGGCGGCAGCGACCAGATATTCTATGAAAACGGGCAGACGGTGACTGCTAATTACACAATCACCAATGGCAAGAACGCTATGTCGGCTGGCCCGATTACAATCAACTCAGGCATCACTGTCACGGTCGGCACTGGTGAGACTTGGACGGTGGTTTAGATGAGTACATTAAAAGCAGATACAATCCAGAGTACAGGCGGCGGTGCTGCTACGCTGACCAAACAGGCGGCGGCTAAAGTTTACATCCGTAGAGACTTTAACAACAATGCAACAGATAGCAGTTTCAACATTGCATCAGTCACAGACAATGCGCTGGGCGACCAGTCGATGAATATCACATCTGCTATGAGTGCCGCCACCTACAGCATAGTTGGTATGGCTTCCAGAAAAGCTAACAGCTTGAATTACCACGTTGTGATGGTTCACGATAGCGCAGACCCGACCACAACTGCGTATAGGTTGAAGGGGTCAGATGTGTCTGGCAACGACAAAGACCCAGAGTTTGTTTCAACTTCTGTAGATGGAGACTTAGCATGAGTACATTAAAAGTAACAAACATCGCTGGTCTGACTGGTTCGTCAACCAATGTCGTTGAGGGGTTGGCGAAGGTTTGGTGTTCTGTAGATGTTACAACAGTAGATGATTCATTTAATATTTCTAGTTTAACTGACTTTGCGACTGGAAAGGCGATAATGAATTATTCTAACAATATGGCAACTGCTCATTATGGATTAACTATGAGTTGTGCTATTCAAAGCCAAGTTCCTATATGTTACCCGCAAGACAGTTCATTTATTACAACATCAGCACACAGAATAGTTACCATAATTAGTGCGGGTGGTAGTTTAGCTGATGCTGAGTATCTTGGTAGTCAGGTGACAGGAGACCTCGCATAATGGCTGGAACAATAGTAGCGGATACACTGACCCATTCAACCGCAGGGTCACTTGATACAAGTTACGTTGTGAATGGTAGTGCGAAGGCTTGGGTAAACTTTGATGGCACTGGCACAATTGCAACCCGTGATTCGCTGAGCGTCTCTGGATTGGTAGACAATGGTACTGGCAACTATACTGTAAACATAACTAATGCCCTTTCTAATGATGACTACGCATCTGTAGCGTCTGGTAATAATGCTTTAAGCCTTCAATATCCATTTCAGGCACGAAATAGTTCTTCTTCAGCCTGTCAAATTGGAAGTTACAATTTAAGCAGTTTTGCTGATATGGCAAATGTTCATTTAATACTTCACGGAGACCTCGCCTGATGACCCAGACACCATCATTCCAAGGCACACACCTATTTGACCGCCTATGCTGGGCTAAAGAAAACCTTGAGCCTGTCCAAACAGACTATCGTGTAGTCTACGAGGACAGCATTGACGAGTGCGCCAAAATCCTCGTTGCGGATCCAAACTGGATGGCCTGTGCGCTTGCCGGAAATATCCTCCCTCCGGTGTGGGTGTATCACGAGTTAGCTAAAGATGAAGCACAACCAGACTTCAAGAAGCATACCAGAGGTTACTTGCTGCACGAGACACAGCCTATTGACGCTATGACTGAAGAAGAAGCTATCGAATACCTAATTATGAAGGACTGCCCACAAAGCGTCTGGCAGAATTGGGATGAGGGCAACCGCCCGACTATGGTAATATGCAAGAAAGAGCAGTTACCGCAAACAAGAGAATGGCGCAACGCTTGGCGCATATCTGATGAACTTGAATTAGCCGCATAGGAGAAACTTATGGCTGTAACAACATACATCGTGGATAAGGACGGTAATCAGATTGACGCTTCAACTGCTACCGTTCCAGCAAATCGTGACTTTCGTGGTGCTTGGTCGCTGAGTGGCACAGTCATTTCTGAGGATATGACCAAGGCAAAGGAAATTTTTGCTGACAAGGTCCGTGAGGCCAGAGGCCCATTGCTTGAGGCTCTCGACACTGATTACATGAAAGCCCTTGAGACAAGCGCAGACACCACAGCAATCGTGGCATCAAAGCAAGCCCTGCGTGATGCGCCTACGGCTGGTAACAGCGCGACAACAATTGCCGAACTGAAGGCTGCTTGGCCCTCAGTATGTGGCGATAGCCCATATTAATAGGTGAACCTAATGCCAGAAGATCAGAAAATATTTGTTGATGTCGTGGCGGGTACGGGTACTGCCGCTGCGTTTATGGATATGGCACCAAACGCTGTAGCTATCATCACTGGTATTTGGGTGCTGATCCGAATATGGGAAACCGAGACTGTCAAGCGGATCATTGGGCGCGACTGATGTGGATATTTTTCACGCTTTCCTGTTGACCGTTTGGCTTGGTGTTGGTGAGGACAAGCGCAAAGTTTCAAGCGATATGTATTTCAGATCAGTGGACCGCTGCGTTTATTTTGCCCAGCGGCTGCACAAGCAGGGCGGCGATGTAACTTCCGTCTGCATACCTGTCATCGTTGGACCAGACCAAAAGGTGTATGACTGATGTTACCTGAACTCGCCGCAGCAAACGCCGCTTTCGCGGTTATCAAACAGGTCGTCAATAACGGCCACGATATTGCGAAGGCTGGCAAGGCCATCAGTAAGTTTATGTCTTGCAAGGAAGAGTTGCAGCGCGAAGGCAACAAAAAACGTGCGCGTGGCGTTGGTGGCTCTGACCTTGAAGAGTTTATGGCTCTGGAGCAAATCAGGGAAAAAGAAAAGCAACTCAAGGAACTGATGATATATGCTGGTCGTGCCGGAATGTGGCGAGACTATGAGCGTTTCTGCAAAGAAGCAAAAACAGGCCGGGCAGACGCAGCAAAACGTGCCGCAAAGCGCAGGGCAAAACTACAGGAAAAAATAGGTGTCGGCATTGTCGTCGCATTGCTTGCCAGTGTTGTCGCAGCCCTGATTGCTTGGGGTTTGTGGATGAGGGGCCAAATATAAAAATCACTTCCACCACAACCGGGTTGACCGGAGAGTACATCACAGCAGCCGCGTTGCTTGGCCTCGGCTGGCGTGTCTCTATGTCTCAGCAAGATTCGGTTGATCTGGTGGCTTGGAGTGGTCAAGACTTCATGCGTGTCCAAGTGAAATCGGCGCAAATTCACAAACAAAGAGATCGTGCGATTGGATACCAGTTCCAGAACGCATCTGGCCGGAACAAAAAAACCTTACCAACGCTTGAGCAGTTTGATGTTTTGGCTCATTGCGCCATCAATGACCGCAAGGTACATTTTACAGCGGCTTGTTCGGTGAACCAGTACACTCAACGAAGACCACCAAGTTGGTTTCATCAGGACGACCTAGAGCAAAGGTCTTGGGAAAAGGCCGTGCAAATTGTTATGGAGACCCGGAATGAATAAACTAATTGAGATGATTAAGCACCACGAGGGTGTGGTTAAACACGCCTATCAAGACAGCCGTGGATATCTGACGATTGGCGTGGGTCGCTTGATCGACAAGGAATTGGGCGGCGGTCTGTCAGACGATGAGGTTGACTACCTGCTGGATAACGATCTAAAGAGGTGTCAGGCAGAGGCTGAGACGTATGGGTGGTTTGCTGGGCTTAACGAGCCGCGTCAGGCGGTGGTAATCTCACTCCTGTTCAATCTAGGCAAGCCGCGCTTTGACGGCTTCAAGAAGGCTCAAGCGGCGATTGAGGCTGGAGACTACGGCGAAGCTGCGGCGCAGATGCTTGACAGCCGCTGGGCTGATCAGGTCGGCAAACGTGCCGATGATATGGCTGGGATGATGATCAGTGGAGAGTGGGCGTGATTATGTGGGATATGCACAACCGCACCACCGATGAACAGGCGAGGAGGAACAGAGATGCAGTGGTTACTACTGATGATTATCGTGTCGGCTGATGGCAGTATAACGCCACACATTTTGAGCCAGCATGATACAATGGCTGGGTGCCACGTTGCCGGGACGCGAATAAGCTGGGAAGAGAGAATGCCGGTGAACAAGGAAATGGTTTGCCTAGCAACAGATATAGCAATGAGGACAGAGTAATGCTTGGAGCTTTAGCAAAAATATTAGGATCGGGTGACGTTATCAGTCAGGGCATGAAGCTGATTGATGATATGCACACCAGTGATGAAGAGGCCATCGCAGCCAAGAGCAAGGCCAAGATAGATCTGATGGCAGCATACGCACCATTCAAGATCGCGCAGCGTTACCTCGCGCTGATGTTTGGGGCCACGTTCTTGGGCAGCTATATGCTGGTGCTTGGCATGACGATCACTGGCCGGGGTGACCCGGACGCAGTCACCAAGGTTATGGATCAGTTCACAATAAACTATGCGATGCTGATTATCCTCGGATTTTATTTTGGCGGCGGTGTCGTTGACAGTCTAAAGGCCAAGAAATAAAAAACCCCAGCGCGTTAACGCTGGGGCTGTGGAGGGAGAAAAGATCTTTCAAAGATCACAATAACTCTATGTGACGATCATTGATGCGTCTAGCCCTTTCCTTATCAATTATCGCACAAATGTGGATCTGGACGGTTTTCTGGCCCCTGCCCATAAATCGCCCTAGCTCGCGTGTGGACGGCGTGTAGTTATATTCCCGCTGGAACACAGAGATGGCATCGTAGACAGCCTCCTGCGCTGGCGTGAGCGCCGCTGATGCGTGTTCCTTATCCATCCTCGTACCCACTTGTCGCAGTTACAACGTGCGTTGGCTTTGTCTTAAACGTGCCGACAGGATCTGGCAGCTTAACATCATCGGCAAAAGCATTGTCGGGAAGATTAGCTGTAGCTTTCGCCCAAGCCTTTTTTTGACTTTCGATGTATTCCTTGTGATGGCGCAGGCCATCAACTGAAGTTTCTCTTCTGTTCGGCATCAGTCTGTTTCCTTTATGACTAGGGTTTTTGATCGCATCGATCTGGCTGGCTTGGCAGGCGTTACTTTCTCCGGCTGCGCCTTGTAGTGTCGGGACGGCCACTTAACCATATACTTTTGATTGCCGACCAACCCATAGGCAACCTCCGCATCGCCCATCAGGTTCATCAAACAGAGACTGGCTTGCTGAATGTCTTCCTCGGCCATTGCCTTGTGCTTTTGTGCGTGGACTAAATCTTCCAGCGCAGTCTTGGCATCCTCGTCATCAATCTCAACAGGACGCGCTGATGTGTCGGTTGTCGAATGTACTATGGTTGCATCGTGGATAGAGTAGGCCGGATAAAACTCCCGCGTCTTTCGCCTTTCCTCGAAATTAAGCACAGCATCAGTGATCTGTGACTGCACAATGTTATCCTTGCGATAAAGGTAAATGCGAAGCTGGTTGCCTTGGTGCAACACACAGACTGCGCCGCGTGCTATACCAGTACACATCATCTGGGCCTGCATCTGCAATGGGCCGCGCCACAAGGCTGGGCGTTCAGCCGGGTAGGCGTTTGTGTTTTTCGCCTCAAGCAGTATCGGTCCATCTAGCGTGATGCTGTCATCATTCGGCAAGTAAATGCCGTT